ACGCCCTCCCGGCTCCGGGCACCCCCATCCCCGCCCCGAGCACGCCCCCATACGCTGGAGTAGCCGGGCCAGTCCGATGCAAATCCCCGACTCTCCCGAGGCCCTGTTCGAAGCGCTCGCGGACTCCTCCATCCGCGAGCTCTACCCCCGCTACGACGAGCTCGAACCCCGAAACCAAAAGCTGGTCCGCCTGCTCCACACCGAACTCACCAAAGGTGAGCTCAGTGACCGCACCTTCCAGCAATTCGTCGGCTTCGTCCTCATCCTCTGGCGCAGCTTCAACACCAGCGTCCTGCTCCACAACGCGAACCTGATCGACTCCGAGGACGAGATCGACACCGAATGGGTGGACACCGCCACCCACCTGGCCCGCATGGACCAGTACCTGCTCAACCTCCTCGTCGCCCTCGAGTCTCTCCCCGAGGGCGATTCAGACGACGACAGGGATCCCACGACCCTCCGCTACCTGCTCAGGGATAGGGGCTAACCACCCCCGACAAACTGGAAACAGCGTCCGCCTCCCCCGCCTGAGCCGGTAGAAGCGTCGCCCTTCTTCCCAACCCGACCCGCGCCGTTCCGGCAGCCGTTTCGACATGGACATCTCCATGGCTGGTTTTGCTGCGTACCAACTCATGCAAGTCGAAACAGGGATCCCCCTCTACACCACCTGCGCCACGGAGCAAGAGATCCTCCGTGCCAACAACAACCTGCGTGAACGGGGCTTCAGCTTCCGTTTCATCCCCGCAGGCACCTTCCACATGCCCTCCCTCCATGACCCGACCTGACCCCCTCCGCCTCACCGAGACCTACAGCTTCGCCCTGGCCCCAGTCGTGGGCCCCTTCCTCGAAGCCCTCGGCAACCTCGCCCAAAGCCTTGCCACCGCGTCCGACAATCTCCGCATGGAGCGAGCCGCCCTGCAAAGCCCCGAGGACGAGTGACCCACACCCCCGATCACATCAACCCCCTCGATCTCGACGACGACGCCTTCCTCGCCAAAGCCGAGGCCATGTGCTCCACCAAGGCGGCCTTCACCACCCGCCCCGAAGCCATGGCCCTCGCCAAACGCCGCGGCTACACCGTGACCCCCTACCTCTGTCCCTGGTGCGGCCACTGGCACCACACCAGCTACGACCGAGCCCGCGCCAAAGCCTTCAACCGCAGGCTCAAGCGCCTCCTCCGCGACCCCGCGGAGTGCTGACAACCCCGCCCATCACCCTTATCGTTTGCCCCGCTCTATCCCATTCATGAACGCGACAGCCACCCAACCCCACCGCTTCATGCCCGGCTGCAACCCCCTGGTCCAGCAAGCCCGGCAGGACCGCCTCGACGCGCTCTACGAGCGAGACGGGCGCCACGACCCCGCGCACCCCGCGCATCAGACCTACACCGGCCTCTGGGCCAAGTACGGCAACGAGCCCTGCACAGACGAGGCACCGCTGCCATGACCCTCGCCCCCACCAGCGACTTCCTGGGCACGCAGCCCGACCGCATCGAGCACGACTTCTGGGCGTTCCACGTTTCCAACCCTCGCGTCTACGAAGAGCTCCGGAACCACGCCCTGGAGCTCCGCCGCCGAGGTCGCAGCCATTACGGCATCAAAGCCCTGTTCGAGGTCGTCCGCTTCCACCGCGCCCTCCAAACGCAGGACAAGTGCTCCGAGTGGAAGCTCAACAACAACTACACCGCGCTCTACGCCCGCATGCTCATGGCGAACGAGCCAGAGCTCCGCGACTTCTTCCGCACCCGAGTGCGCCGCGCCTCCTACACCCGAGTGCGATGAGCCCCGACGACCTTTCTGTCGAGTACTACGTCGACTCCCACGGCCACGACTGCTATCGCATCTGCCTCCCCAAAGGCGGCCCCTGCTCGACCGTCAGCTCTGCCCATCTGATCGATGAGCGCAAGACCCAGCTCCTGCGGTGGAACCACCTCCTCTACGAGCCCGGCCCTTGACCCATGCCTCCCGTAATCGTCTTCGGTCTGACCTGGCTGGTGGGAATGCTCGCCGCCACCATCTACCTCACCCAGCTCCGATGAAGCGCACCCTCCTGCTCTTAGCCCTGGGCCTCGCCCTCGGCGCCGCCGCCCGCTGGGCCACCAGCCCTCTGGCACCGACGGCTTCCCCCTACGCCCCTGACGTCTGGCACGAGTAATGGCCGTCAATCGGATGGGCCCGCCCTGCCCCGAGTGCGGTTGCCTGGTCAGTGACATCACTCGCACAAACCGCAGCGCCGAGGGCCACTTCTGGCGCCGCCGCGACTGCCCCAGTTGCGGACACCACTTCCAAACAGTGCAGCACGCCGAGATCGTCGCCCCCCGCGGCACGGTCAGCTGGCGCTACCGCACGGTCCAGATCAAATGGGCAAATTTCCGCAATCACTTCACCCAGTTGGTCGCGCAACCCCATGACGATTGAGCCGCGCTACGACCTCAACGCGCTGGTCGCCACCTACACCCGTGCCACCCACGCTGCCGACGCGCACCCCTCCCCCGAGCACGCCGGCGTCAGCGCTGTCCTCGCCCACATCGCCGATGAAGCGCGGCGCGCCATCGCGTCCAACCTCGACCGCTACGACCACCGCTCCCTGTACGAGTTCGCCGCCGCCCTGGACTACGCCACCAAGCTCCAGCGCCCCGACCCCTAGGCCCTTTTCCAACCTGTCCTGAACTGGTTACGCTGTGCCCAGAGGCGGTAACTACCCGTTCCCGTCAGTAACGATCCGGCCATGGTTGCGCGCAATCCCAACATCGTCGACGGCCTCCGCGAGAACGAGCGCCTCGCTGCCGACCTCCTGGCACGCGGCAAGACCTGCCGCGAGGTCGCCCGCGCCCTCGGCATCGCCGAAAAGACCCTCTACAACTGGCGCAAGCGGCCCGCCGTCCAGCGCGCCATCTACAACATGCAGCAGGAGCTGATCGACAGCTCCCAGTCGCGCAACGTCGCCCTGATGCCCGAGGCCATCGCGACCTTGACGTCGATCATGAACGACGAAAACGCCCGCGCCAGCGACCGCATCGCCGCCTCCCGCGCCCTGCTCAACGGCGCCGCCGCCTACCAAGAGCGCAAGCTCCTCGAGCGCACGGTGTCCGACCTGGAGCACCAGATCTACGGCCTGCTCCAGATCCCTGCCGAGCCCGTCCCCGAGCCCGACGGCGAGGACCTGGATCTCCTGAAATCCGCTGATCCCGAGGACGAGTGACCGCCTCCCTCGCCCAGCTCCAACGCCGCGCCGACAAGCTCCGGCTCGAACTGGCCAAGCGCAAAGCCCGCTCCGCCAACTTCGACCCGGGCGTGCGCGTCACCAAGCTCCCCGGCGTCGAGGACTGGCCGTCGTTCGCACGACGCACCTGGATCCGCACCGGTGGCACCGTCGCCCCCTTCGACCCCTACCCCTACCAAGTCGAGCTCGTGCGCTCAATCAACGAGCACCCGAACACGATCATCAACAAGTCCCGCCAGATGGGCGCCTCCGAGACGGTGTGCTCCTATCTGCTCTGCCGTGCCCTCACCGAGCGCGGCTTCGCTGCCGTGGTCTTCTCCAAGACCCAGCAGGACGCCTCCGAGCTCGGCCGCCGCGTCCGCGCTATGGCCAACAGCATCGAGGGCGAATCCATCCGCTACCTGACAGACAGCAACACCCAGATCGCCATCGAAGGCCGGGGCACCCTGTACTTCCTACCTGCTTCACCGCGCGCAGCGCGGGGGATCCCCAGCTGCTCCGTCCTGTTCATGGACGAAGGCGCCTTCCTCGACGGTGCCGCCGAGATCTACCGGGGCGCCATGCCCACCTTGTCCATGGTGGGCGAGAACGCCAAGGTGATCGTCACCTCGACGCCCGACACCGAGCTCGACTGGTTCGGCCAGCTCTGGCACCAGGGCACGCCAGCTGACTGGTACGAGTACGTCCGGCGCCGGCGCATCGAGGAGCTCAACGCCCGCCTCGCCCAGGTCAAGGACTCCTGGAACCGCGTCGCGATCCACTACAGCCAGCATCCGCTCTACGGCCACGACCCGAACTGGGCGCGCAACACCCGCGAGTCGCGCCGGATGACCCAGGCCGCATGGGACTCCGAGTACGAGCTGGCGTTCGGCGCCACCGACACCCAGGTGTTCCCCTCGGATCTGGTGCGCCGCGCCGCCCGAGGCCACTGGCGCGAGTGTGGCTCCATCGGTCGCACCTACGTGATTGGCGTGGACCCCAACGCCGGCGGCAACGACTACTTCACAGCGGTCGTCCTGGACATCACCGAAAAGCCCTACGAGGTCGTGGGCATGTACCGCGAGAACGGTCGCAGCACCGAGTACAGCTTGAAGCACGTCAAAAGCCTCATCGAGGATTACCTTCCGGAGCGGGTAATCGTGGAGAAGCAGGCAATGGGCGCCGTAATCGCAGAGGCGCTGTCCAACATCCTGCCCAACTACGCTATCGAAACTTTTAACACCAGTCGCCCCAGCAAGATCGTGGCGACGGATCGGATCCTGTTCCTGATGGAGCACGACGAGCTGATCTTCCCCGAGGGCGTAATTAGCGACGAGCTCCGCGCCTTCCAGCAAAAGGAATCCGGCAACCGCGAAGCCGCCTCCGGCGCCCACGACGACACGGTGATGGCCCTAGCTTTCGCCTGCCACCTTATCCCAGAGGTACCCAACACCGCCGGCTTCTTCGCACACATCTGAGATGCCGAGCTACTACCGCAAGCGCCTACAAAGAGGCCGCGGTGCGGATCATCGGTAACTTCGCGTTGCTCAACGACCTAAGCGCTGACGGGTAACTCCATCGGCCCCTGCGTCCACCACCAGATCCGCTGTTCCCGCGTGCTGTCCCAAAACACCTGACTGCGGAACCAGCAAGTCCACTCCTCCGAGCCCTTGGCCCGGTTACAGCAGGCGCATGCCGCGACGAGATTCCGCTGCACCGAAGCGCCCCCGCGCCTCCGAGCACGGACATGATCCAACGTCCCAGCCGGAGCGCCGCAATACGCGCACGCCCCACCCCAGGAATCCAGGATCCCCTGTCGAAATCTCAGCTTGGCCGTGCGCTTTGAGCAAAGGAGGGATCCATCGATGTGATGGTCCAACATGCCGCGCAAGGCTGCTATCCCAGGCTACGAACCCCCGAGCGCGGACCCTTACCCCGCAGACTTTGCGCCTAAAAGCTGAATTATCGGCAGAAATTCTAAATTGTTGGGCCAAAACATCAAATTGTCGCCTTGCCAATCTAAATTCTTGCTCCAAAAAGCTGAATCTTCGCCAATTCGAAAAGGTTTAGATTTCCCTCCATAAAATTTGAACTGAACTCCCACGCTTTCACCGTCGTGGCCAACGCAGCTACTGAAGAGTTCCGGAACGACGGGGCACTCGTAAACATTCTCACTGGAATGGGAGTTCCTTCGAGAGACAAGACAGTTTCTACGGCTATAGGCGCAAAGGCTTTCCTTGGAGAAGCAGAACTTGAAGCTCTCTACAGCCACGGAATCCCTCGCCGCTACGTCGACGCCATCGGCGACGAGATCCTCCGGCACCACCCCACGATCACCCTCGGCACCGATGACGAGGCCAACGCCAACGATCTGATCGCCGGGTTCGAAGAGTTCCTGAAGGCGACGCAGTTTCACCACGCCCTGGCCGAGGTCGTCAAGCTCCAGCGTCTCTACGGTGGCGCCGGCCTGGTCCTGCTGATCGACGACGGCCTTGACCCAGCCGAGCCTGTCGAGCCTGAGCGCATCCGCGCCATCCGTGGCTACGTGCCCCTATCCCGTCACGAGCTGATCCCCGAGGACTTCTCGATCACCGATTACTCGAAGCCCTCGCACTACCGGATCACCACCAGCCAGCGCCTGACCCCCGACCAGCAGGGCTCCTACGTCAACGTCCGCATCCACAGCAGCCGGATCGCCCGCTTCGACGGCCTGTACCTGCCCTGGAACGTCCGCGTCCGCAACACCGGCTGGGGCCAATCCGTCCTCCAGCTGATCTGGGAGGCGTACAAGCGCTACGAGTCGGCAATGGCCGGCCTGGAGTCGATGACGACGGACGCCGACCTGTTCGTCCACAAGATCCCCGGTCTGTTCCAGCGCATCGCTTCCGGCAACGAGGGCGATCTGCGCAAACGCCTCGAAGCCAACAGCCTCAGCCGCTCCGTCTACGGCGGCATGGTCGTCGACGTGGAAGAGGACCTGCAGTTCCTCAACCGCGCCCTGAGCAACATCGCCTCCGCCACGGATCCCTTCATCAAGGACCTCCAAGCCGCCACTGGCTGGCCGGCCTCGATCCTGATGGGCGACTCCCCCGGTGGCCTCGGCAAAGAGGGTCGCTTCGAGGAGCGGGTCTGGGCCTCCCTGGTCGAGCAGTGGCAGGAGGTCTACTGCCGCACCCCGATCACCGAAGTCTTCCAGTACATCTTCCTCTCCAAGGAAGGTCCCACCCGAGGCCGTGCCCCGCGTTCCTGGACGGTCCACTTCCCCAACGTCTTCACGCAGACCGAAGCCGAGGACGCCGCCCTGCGCCTGCAAATGGCCCAGGTCGACGCCCAGTACATCAACCTCGGTGTGCTGAACCCGCTGGAAGTGCGCGAAGCCCGTTTCGGCGGTACCGAATACACCCTGGAGACGACGCTCAACCCGGCGGTCACCGAGCAGCTGATCGCGACCACGGACGCCCAGTTCCAGAGCCAGATGATGGGCTACGAGGCGCAGGCTCAGGCCGCTCTCGTCCCGCCCGAGCAGCCCGCTGCTGAACAGGAAGACCCCGAAGAACCCGAGGACGACGCCCCGCAACCCAGCCCAACCGCCAAGACCGACGCCTTCGACCGCTACGAAGCCCAGGGCCTACGTATCCACGTAACGCACCGCAGCGGTGACATCCGCGCTGGTTACCTCGTCGGTCCCGATGGCCAGCGCACCGATGCCAGCAGCTCGGCCCCGCTGATGATCTTCGGGCCCAATCGCACCCGGGCCTACAAGCTCTACCGAGCCCGCTTCGCCTGCGACGGCGCCCTCGTCGACGGGCCCTACGCCACCGGCTTCGCCTCAATGCGCGCCGCCCGCAGCGCCGTGGCGACTTTCTTCCCTCGGCAGACTGTGGCAGGGCTCTCCCCTGTCCCCGAGGGCGAACTCGAAGCACTTCGTGCCGGTTGGGAGGCGTACTGATGGACAGCCAAGAGCAATCCACCATCCGCACCGCGGCTTACCTGGCAGCGCAGCAGCGCAACGACCTGCGAGGGTTTGCAGCGACTGGCACTGGCAAAACCAATCGCCGCAATGTTCAGTGCTTGCCTCCCAATGTCAAATGTGGTGGGCGCTGCATCCCTCCGAACTGGGATTGCCGTCTCAAAGGGCAGGGCACCAATTCAGAACTCCGTGTTCACAGCTTTGACCCTCTGAAGGGTGCCGCCTCTGTCCAACGCGGCCTGACCGAAGTTCGTCGTGGTGTGTTGCAGGGCAATCCAGCCCGAGTTCAGCGAGGCCGTGGCGCCATCGAGCGCGGTGTCGTAAAGCTCGTGCCCGGCAACAATCTGGAGCAGAAAAAACAGTTGCGCCAAAACCTGGAAAAGCATGGTGCTGCGATTGGCGCTGTGCTCGGTGTCGCAAGCCTTGGCTACGCCTTCCGAAAAGGCATCAACAACCCCACGTTCCTGCGCACCACGTTTGGCCGAAACGTCAAAACCGCCATTGACGATGGCGTCGAGCGCGTTTTGGGCGCCGTTCCCATCCTCGGTCCTCGCCGCCAAGCAGTTCAAGCTGCGGCCTCGGGTTTCCGCGATCAAAACGCCTTCCAGATTGCGCGTTCCACCAACTGGGGACCGACTTCTCAGGTCGAGCGGCTTCGAGATCTCAACCCCGCAGGGCTGGCGGATACACCCCTGACCTCAACGCACCGCAATGCCCACAGCGCCCTTTCGAGCGCGCTCAACACCGTCAACAACAGCCCTTCCAATAACCACGCTGAGTGGGCAGCACGACATCGCGCTGCTTTCTGGAATGCCAATGTCGGCCGGAACAAGGAAAACGTCTTCGCTGAAGCCTCAGCTCAGAGCTTTCTCCAGCGTCAGTTCAGTTTTTCGACTGCCGATGCCAAGGACACGTCCTCGATCAAAAGGGCGCTAACGAATTACTTCACCGAGGAGAAGCAGAGCCTGACCGCTCTGGCCAAACAACAGGGCTTCGGGATTGGTAAAAAGGCCCTGACCGATGACGAAATCACTGATTTCACAACGCGCCTGGCTCGGGCAGGTGGCTATGGCACTCAAATGACCGAGGACGTGCAGAAACACCTGAGCGCCGTCATGAAAAGTACGCCCAAGGGCACCACTGATCGGCTCTACAGCGCCACCGTCAAAGGCTTTGACTCCTATTACAAGGAGCTTGGAAGTATTTTCTCCAACAGTGCTGGTGCTCCCACCATCACCAAAGAGCAGCGAGCTGCTGGGCTTAGTGAGCTGATCAAAACTGCCGATACCGTTCGTGGACGCTACCTCTCCAATCAACTGGGCCTCGGCGCCCGCATCGCTGGCGAGGGGCATAGCGAACTGATCAGCAGCGCTTTCTACGCCACCCGTGTTGTCGGCACGCGGGGCAGCACCTACTCCGTAACCGACCGCCTCGCAACTCAGGCGGCCACTGAGTTGACTGGACGCCGCATCGGTCCTGCCGAAGCGTTCGAGGTGCTCCGCACCGAGTTCGGCTTCACCGGCATTCGTCGTGCTCGGGGCAGCAGCGCAGGGCGCAATCGTGGACGTCGTTGAGCGCTACAACCAGGCCCTGCGCACAGCCGAGGACGGCACGCTGCGCCTGCTCAACCGCGTCCTCGACACCAGCTTCAACAACCTCGTCCGCCGCGCTTGCATCCACATGCGTACCGGAGCCGCTGACCCCACGCAGCGCAACCTGGCCCTTCTCCAAGAGTTCCGGCAACTGGTCCCGGCCTACCGCCCCGACCGCGTCGACGCCTACGACCGGATCTTCCGCAACCTTGTCCAAACAGCGAGCCGCTACGGCCTGACCGTCGCCGACGAGCTCACCGGCCTGGTGCAAACCGGCCCCCGCGTCGACGCAACCATCCCCATCGAAGCCGCCTTCGCCTCCGCCGCCCAGGCCCGGGGCTTCCTACGCAAACACGGTGAGACCTTCGCCAGCAGCGCTGCCGAGATCGTCACCCAGGGCATCGTCGAAGGCCGCGCTACCGACGCCATCGTCCACGACATGCGCTCTCGCCTCGGCGTTGTGAAATCCCGCGCCGACGTCATCGTCCGCACCGAAAGCCTGCGGGCCTACAACGACGCCTCCAACACGTACTACGCCGCCCAGGGCATCGATCTGGTGATGTACTACGCCACGGCGGATGACCGCAGCTGCGCCTATTGCGCCCCGAGAGCGGGCCAGATCTATCGCCGCCCAGAGATCCGCGTCCCCCTGCACCCGCGCTGCCGCTGTTACCTCGCCCCTTGGACAAACGAGGCCGACAGCCTCGACCCGGACTACGCAGCTATGCAGAAATCGCATCAGCGCGATGTAGCCCGTGCTTTGGAAGCAACGCGCATCGAGCCTGTTGCCCTGAACAAGGCCGCCGTCTTCGAGCAGATCGCGCCGGTTCCGCTCTAACGGCCCTCCATAGCCTGGCTTATACAGCCTGGGCGGACGCGCCCTGCTCGCTATGCCTGCCACCAAGAAGTCCGCCGCCTACGAAAAGGGTCTGCGCGAAGGCCGCGCCGACAAGAGCAAGCCCTCCATCGAGATCGAAATCAACCCCGAGGGCGAAGAGGAAGAGGAGATGGGCACCGAAGAGATGGACGGCGCCAAGCCTCACTCCCGCAAGCGCAGTGCCAAAGGCGCGAAGAACACCAAAGCCCCGATGGATGCCGAGTGCGGATGCATGGGCAAGGGCCGTAAGGGCAAAGCCTCCTGCGACGGCAGCTGCGGCAAGTCCATGAAGGACGGCAGCTACGCCAAAAAGATGGACTGCAACGATGCCCTGAGCCCGCAGGAGTACCTCGCGGCCTGCGATCTTGGCATCCAGCACCGCTCCCGCGCCTACATCCGTTCTCGGCTCGACGCCGCTGAGCGCCTGGACCTCAAGTGCGGTGCCGGCTCGATCTCCGAGGGCGAAAAATGCACCAAGGGCACGGCGCAGAAAGCTCAAGCACCTCAAGGTAAAGGTGGCCGCGTCCGTGGCGCGCTTGAGAATGCAGCAATCATCGCCGGCGGTGCTGGCACTGCATTCAGCTACGGACAAGTGGCAGTCAATGCACTGCGTGGGAACTTTGCCGGGGCCTCTAAAGCCCTGCAACGCGAAGGTGCATTTGCGTCTTTAGCCGGTGCGGGTATTGCGGCAAAAGGAGCACGAACCAAAAACAAGGTGCTTCAACAAGAAGGACTGAAGACAATCGGAGCTGGAGCAACAGCTATAGGAGCCGGTCATCTGCTTGGGGGTGGCTACACCAAAGGACTCAGCGTCCCTAAACCATCGACCGCAGGACTTAAACGGGGAGTCTCAAATTTGGTAGGTCGCGCCGCCGCTGCCAAGAGCAACGTCACCTATCGCACAGCCAAATCACAGTTCGAGCGGATGTACAACCGCCCCGGCCGCCGCGACTCGGTCTACGCCGCCGGCTTCTCCCCCGAGCTCGACCAACTCGCCATCTGAGCCATGGCCCTGACTCCGGCCACCGTCCGCATCGACGCCTGCTGGAAGGGCTACGTCCAGGTCGGGATGAAGCGCAAGGGCAAGCGTGAGGTGCCCAACTGCGTTCCCGCCTCCTCGGGCGTAGCCAAGCCCCGCGCTCAGAAGGACACCGAGGACGACAAGAAGTACACCAAGGTCGTCACCAACCCCGAGACCGGCCGCAAGAACAAGGTCCGCTATGGCGCCAAGGGCTACCGCATCGCTCCTGGCACTGACAAAGGCGACCGCTACTGCGCCCGCAGCTTCGGTGACATGAAATCCGAGGGCTACGACTGCTCCGGCGCTGAGAAGAACACCCCGCTCTGCTTGTCCCGGGCGAAGTGGAAGTGCTCCGGCAAGACCAGCCGCCGCGATGCCGATGGCCAAGCCTGCGGCCAGGGCCACATCGCCCGAGGCAAGACCTGCCACAAACGCGGCGCCTTCCCCACCGGTAAAGCCATCGCCGCTGGCCTGACCGCCGGTGCCGTTGCAGCCTTGACCTTCAAGGGCAGTCGCAAGGCGATCCTTGGTAGCCCCGCTGCACTTCGCCGCACAGCGCAACGCGCCGTCACCGAGGCCGTCCACAAAGCCACCGCCCCCGACCCCTCGATGCGCCTGACCCCCAAGGCGTTCAACGAGGCCAAGAAAGCTCTCAAGAACACCGGCATCCCCGGTGGCATCCGCCGGCACAACCTGACCCTTGAAGCGCTCCGCCGCAAACACGAGCCCGGCTACCGCAAGCCTCGCTTCCCTGATCGGCGCGACAACTACATCCACCAGTACGCCACGACCTACATCGATCCCGCCCGCCAACGCCCATTCGGAACACCGCTGGGCTGACCTCCACACAATGAGCTCAGTTCCCCGAGCTCGTGTGCAGGACAGCGACGTGAAACCGGCCCGACCACCCGAGCACGCCTACACCCGCATCTGGTTCTGGAACCTCGCCGGGGCCCAAACCCTGCTCTGCCCCGTCCACGAGGCCGCTGACATCCGCCAACGCCTCCTCTCCGAGGGCGCCATCGTTTGGCACACCGAGGTCTACAACGCCTAGATCCCCTCGATCAATTTGTGGAGCGAAATGCCATAAAGCTCGCTTAAAACGAACAGCTTTGTAAGTGAGATCTCAACTTCTCCCTTTTCCAAGCGGCTATAGGCAGCTTGACTGACACAAAGCGCTTCTGCAGCCTGCATCTGTGTCAGTCCAGCATGCACCCTTAAGCCTTTAATGCGACGACACATCGCCAACTGCCTGTGGATGGCCACAGAGATCTACTCGCTCACCGTTTAAGGCTACTCATTACAAACAGGACCCGTAATGTGGTCCCATGGAAACATCTGTTTCTCGCTACGACTTCGCACCCATTACGGGAAGCGAAACCACCGAGGAGGGTTACCTCCGCGTTTGGTGTCGTGCAGCGCGCACGGGCACGCAGCTCTATCGGCGTGCAGATGGATCCCAAGTCCGGGAATATCGCCCCCCTGAGGAGGTGAGCAGCCCTGACTCGCTCTCCACGTTCGGCATGAAACCCGCAACGTGGGGTCACCCGCCCGTTCTTCTCGACGCCGCGAACACCAAGCAGTACCAAATCGGCTACTCCGGTAGCCAAGTCCGGTACAACGACGGTTTCGTGGAGGTCGCCCTCGTCGTCACCGACCAGGACGCCATCGAAAAGATCAAGCGCAAAGACGCCACCGAGGTGTCTGCTGGCTACAAGGTCGATTTCGACCCCACCCCCGGTCTCACCCCCGAGGGCGAGGAGTACGCCGGCATCCAGCGCAACATCCGGGTGAACCACATCGCCATCGTCCCCCGCGGCCGGGCTGGCCCGGAGGTACGTCTCCTTCTGGATCGCATGGATGCGGCTGACGCCGTGGCCTTCGACTCAGATCTGGCCCGAATTCCCGGGTCGGCGCTCCAGCCCTGTACACATGAATCTCCCGTTATGGCCACCGTCAAACTTGACGGCCTGGAGATCGATCTGCCCGCAGAAGCAGCAACGGCGGTCCAGTCCTTCGCACGGGACATGGAGCGCCAACTCAAAGCTGTTACTGCCGAGCGCGACGAGCTGAACTCCAAGCTCGACTCGCTCCAGGGCGACCTCGACTCCATCGCCTACGAAAAAGAAGCCGCCGAAGGCCGGGCCGACGCTCTCGAAGAGCGCATGGCTGAGCTGGAGAGCGGCTCTCCCCGCATCGACACCGCCGAGCTCGACCAACTCGTCGCCGCTCGTCTGTCGACCCTGCAAAAGCTGGCCCCCGCCTTCGCCGAGGACTTCAAGTTCGACGGCATCGACGACGCCAGCCTCTACACCCAAGCCTTCGAGAACCTCACCGGCAACGCGCCGCGTGAGGACGCTGAACCCGCCTACATCCAAGGCGTGGTGGACGGCATCCTTGCCGCCCGCTCCGACGAGGACGGCGAAGAAGGCGAGGGTGAAGAGGCAGAAGCCGGCGAAGAAGCTCCCGAGGCTGAAGGCGACGAGCCCGAAACCAAGGAAGACCGCGCCGACAGCACCGCTTCCCTCCGGGACGCCCTGAAAGGCGCCGGCCGTGGCACCGCCTCCCCGGTAGACACCTACCGCTCGCGGATGGCGGATGCCTGGAAGCGTCCCCTCACCGCCACCAAGTAAGGAGCACCTTCCATGGCCGTTACTTTCACCGCCACCACTGTCGCGAACCCCTCCGGGGCTCAAGGCAGCTACCCCCTCTCCCTGATCAAGGGTCACGAGGGCATGCTGGCTGACCTGCAGGCTTACGTCTGCCGCAGCTACCGCAACCAATCCGGCGCCGCCCTCCCCTACGGCGTTCTGGTTGCCACCGACAACACCCCCACCAGCAACGACCCCCTGGCCGTTGAGATCGCGACCGGCACCACCCTGATCCAGGGCATGGCCGTCAGCTCTCAGGTCCTCGAGGGCGCCAGCCTCGGCTCCAGCTACACCCCGGTACCCACCCCGGTGTACAGCGACGGCCGCTACGGCTACCCCGACAAAGAGACCGTAAACGTGGTCTCCAAAGGTGTTGTGTGGGTGTACTCCACCGCCGCCATCGCCCTCGGTGATGCCGTGCGTTTCTTCAAAGCTGACCACAGCGGCACCGTCGCCGGCGCCTTCCTGGGTCGCTTCACCAAAACCGCCGTTGCCAACAAGACCGTCGAGATCACCGCAGGTGCTCGCTGGCTGTCTGAAACCTCGGCTGCCGGCCTGGTCCTGCTGGAGATTGACATCCCCGGCATGACCTACTCCGCCGACGCTTGATCACGGAGCTTCCTGCCATGACCACTGAAATCCGTAACGACGAGGTCGGCGTTTTCCTCGCTCGCGAGCTGGAAACCATCCTTGCTCGCACCTTCGAGGTCGAGTACGCCGACATCAAGTACAGCCAGCTGATCCCCCTCTCCTCCGAGGTCGGGAACGGTGCTGACTCCTTCACCTATCGCGTCTTCGACAAGCAAGGCTCGATGAAGGTGATTGGTGACAAAGCCCAAGATCTGCCCCGCGCTGACGTGCTCCGCAAGGAAGTCACCCTGCCGGTTCGCAGCATCGGTGGCTCCTTCGCCTACACCATCCAGGAAACCCGTGCCGCCGCCATGGTGCCCGGCATGAACCTGGAGCAGCGCCGTGCCAACGCCGTGCGCCGCGCCTACGAGGAGAAGGTGCAAGAGATCGCCTACTTCGGCGACTCCGCCTCCGGCATGAAGGGCTTCTTCAACAACGATCAGGTCGACAAGACCGTGCCGAACAAGTGGTTCGACACGGCTGGCGTGACCACCGACGAAATGCTGGAGCTCCTGAACGAAGCGCCCACCCGCCTCGTGCAGAACTCCAACATGAAGGAGATGCCCAACACGATGCTGGTGCCCTACAACGTGTACCGCATCATCTCCACCACCCCCCGTTCGACCACCTCGGACACCACGGTGATGGAGTTCTTCCTGCGCACCAACCCGATGATCAGCTCCATCGAGCCGATCAACGAGCTGGAAGCCAGCAAGTCCAGCGGCGCCCTCTCCAAGGACCGCGTGGTGGTGTACGACCGCAGCCCCGACAAGCTGCAGCTGCACATCCCCCAGCCCCTGGAGTTCCTGCCTCCCCTCCGCCAAGCCCTCGAGTTCAGCGTGGCTGCCCACGCCCGAATCGGTGGCCTCGCGCTCTACTACCCCAAGAGCGCCATGGTGCTTGAAAAGGCGTAATCTTTGCGCCTTTTCCATCCCAGACAGAATGGGATGGCACATCATCTTCACCCAGTCATGATCATCGTTTACCGCCCCGAGCTCGAAAACCCCCCGATGGACAAGGAGTGTTCCATCGGCTTCTCGTTCGTCGGTGGCGGCGGTCTCTCCGATCACATCCAGGTCAACTCAGGCGTCACCCGTGACTTCCCCGAGCACATCTGGAACCAGATCAAGGACTACGACGTGGTCAAAAACCTCCTCTCCCTCGGCGCCCTGCGCATCGAGACCGAGGAGCCGACGGAAACCAAAGCTGCTCCACGCGAAGCCAGCGACTCCATCGCCGACATGCCCATCACCCAGGCCATGAGCCTGATTGAGGACAGCTTCGACCTGGAGCAGCTCCGTCGGTGGGACGCCAAAGAGTCCCGCATCCGGGTGAAGAACGCGATTGCCAAGCGCATCAGCGCCATCACTGAAGGCAACGGCTAATGGCTGTCCCCTCCGCCAACGCATTTCTCCTCCGCTTCCCCGAGTTCGGCGAGCAATCGCTCTCGGTGATCGAAGGCGCGTTGGCCGAGGCCGGTCGCACCACTCCTGCGACCACCTGGGGCACCACCCACACCGAGGCCGTCAGCTACCTGGCCGCCCACCTCTTGGCTTCACGCACCATCCAAATCGGCCTCCAAGTCGGCACTGCATCCGGCTCCCCCAGCGGGAGCCTGATCGAGTCGACCCTCTACGGCCAGGAGTACCAAAGGCTCCAAAACAGCCTTCCCCTCAGCGGTTTCGCCTGGTGAGCCATGGCCATCCCGGCATCCACCCTCGCCAACTACGCCCCCTGGGGTAACGCCCAGCTGGCCTTCGAAGTTGGCACGGGGTTTGCCACGACGGATCCCGCCACCGGCAACGCCATCCAGACCACCGAGACCCTGGAGTACCTCGCCGCCTTCACCCTCCAAGCCCCCAGCTGGAAGCCCGAAAGCGGAGTCGACTCCACCACCTACTCCTGCCGAGGCCGTCTACTGAGCCCCGCGATCCTCGATCCCCGCATCACCAACGGCTCCCAAGCCGACTGTGTGATCAACGGCTACCGAGGGCGCTTCGAGCTCATCTTCGACCTGGCGATGGACAGCGCCCACCGGCGTGACCTGCGCCAATCCATCGAAGGCACCTTCCGCGTTGTGGGGGGACCGACCTAATGGCCCGCCCCCAACCGCAACTCAGCCAAGCCCTCGAACTTGCCACCGCCCAAGCGGTCCGCGAGCTCGGCACCTGGCTCGACGCCCGCTTCTCCGAGGAGATCTCCTCCGTGAAATGGGAGTACCCCACCCCGCCCCAAGTGCGGGACATCGTGGACACCGGCCGTCTCCGCGCCAGCCAGACGCGCACCGTCAACTCCGACGGTTCCGTCACCTTCACCTGGCCGGTCGACTACGCCCAACAAGTCCACGAGGGCGGCGTATCCACCACCGGCATGCGCTTCCCGGGCCGCCCCTGGACCAAAGCCCCCCTTGAGGGAGCCGCCTCCAAGTTCGGCCAACTGCTGCGCTCTGCCTTGGAGAAGCAGCAATGACGATCTCGACCCACTGCCCCCCGGTTACTGCTCTTCGGAGCACCCTTGAGCGCCACATCCTCGATCTCTTCGAGGACGACGGCTCCACCCTCAAGGCGTACACCGCCTGGCCTGGGTACTACACGCTCCCCGATACCAGCCGCGTCCCTGCGGTCTACGTCGCCGGCGCCACGATGGTCCCCTCCAACTGGGCGATCACCGGCATCGAGTGCGTCATCGAGGACGTTCCCGAGATCACCAGCCCCGGCTCGATGAGCGGAGTCCTGTCCTTCGAGACCTGGACGGTCCGCTTCACGAACTACGGCACCAAGGAAGGCACCCGAATGCCGGTCTCGCTGCTGGACATCAGCCGCCGTCTGGCCCGCGCCTTCCCACGGGACCAAGTCACGTACATGGCCCGGACCGAGGTCACCTTCGAGGCCCTCACGGCCCGCATCCGCGGAGCCGTTCTGAACCCCCCGATCCCTTAAGGAGTCACCACAATGGCCGACTACGCCATCGGGCTGTCGTTCCACAAGGCTCACCGGACCATCGTCCGTGCCGTGGACCTGACACCCCCCTGCCGCTACTTCGCTTCCCGCGACGCCGCCGGCATGATCACCCTGCCCACCCTCGACGCCGGCTCCAGCTACGTCGAACTGCAGGGCATCACCCAGACCAGCTTCCAGATCAACGACAACAACCAGGAGTTCCGTCTCCTCGGTGACGACGGTTGGATGGACAGCGTCATCACCGGTTCCTCCGTGCAGGCATCGGTGACCGCCTACTTCCTGAAGGACGCCGAAATCCCCGCCGGCCAAAACTGCCCCACCTTCCGCGGCAACTACGACGAGGGCTTCAACCTCATCCAGAAAGCCCGCTACAACAAGGACTTCGAGATCTACATCGAATTCCTGAAGGAACTGGGCCAGGCCAACGGCTCCTCCGGTAACTACATCTACGACTTCACCGGCTTCAACGCGGTGATCCAGAACTACCAGGAGTCCATGAACGCCGAAGGTCTCACCGAGATCACCTTCGACCTCATGTCCCGCGCCCGCCCCGTCTTCGGCCGCTACGACGGTGGCTCCACCCCGATCAGCTTCGGCGGCGTCCAGTCCAGCCTCTTGTTCACCGCACCCTCCAGCGGCACCCGCCGCTACGCCGTGGTCCCTGCCGACAACGCTTCGGCTGTGGTGGTGGGCAACGACCTGACCGTGACCTACACCTCCGACGGCACTGCCGCCCTGACCCAACTGGCCCTCGGCCAGACCGATGGCAGCGGCTTCCGCCTGGAAGTGGCCTCCACCGGTGCCAAGGTCGACGCTGCTGTCACCCTGGCCAGCAACGTGGTGACCATCAACCCGAGCGCGAACCTCTCGGCCGCCACCATCTACCGCCTGCGTGTCGCCGACGGCGCCATCACCCAGGCTGTGGACGCCAACGGCAACGCTTCTGCCTCTGGCATCAAGCGTCCGCTGCAGGGCTTCACCACCACCTTCCGCACCGCCTGATCCCGAGCGCGGTTCTTTACCTCCAGGCCCCGAACTCCGGGGCCTTTTTCATGCCGTCATGCACCACGATCTCCTTCTCAACCCGATCAACACGGTCTACGCAGTGAACTGCCGGGTAGAGGGCTCCACGCTCCACTGTGGTGCCCTGTACCTGGAGCCCCTGATCCCCTCACAGCATATACGCCTAGCGTATAACGACGCTAGTCTGGACGTAGAACTTCCCCTTGAGCTGCTCAACCTCCCGGACGCAACACGAGCCTGGGAAGTAGACCTCCCCCTCTGCGATGAGTAATTAAGGGCGGCTCCCTCCTCTCAGCAGCTGCGACACACGCACGCTTGACACCCCGAAGTGCTGGGCTAGCACCCGAGTTGTGGCCTGGGTCTCGGCGTATAAGCGTCTCAGCTCATCAACCTGAAAATCATTAAGCACAGCTCGTGGGTGCTGCTCGCCTCGACAAGTTCGTCCATGCTTTTGCCTGTCGTCGGCATTCTCTTGAGCGGTGCCGTAGACGAGGTTCTCAAGCCTGTTGTTGTCGACATCTCCGTCTAGGTGACGGGTGACAAGGCCGCAGGGCCTTTGGCCATAAAACGTTGCTGTGACAAGCTTGTGGACAGCGACATAGCATCTCGTACCTTCTCGGCAAAGGATCACGCCCCAGTAGCCCGTTGTCATCTTGATGGGCTTCAAGATGACACCTTTTCGGCATCGTGTGACAGAGCTGAACCCCTGAACGTATGTGCTGACACGATCTTCAGACTTGATTCGCCCGTGAGAGGAAGCCTGGTAGAGGTCTCCCCACTCCGGGATAGGCTTCCAGATTTCCACACAGCACATCCCTACAGCGCCAACTCTATACGCTGAGCGGATATCGGCGGTACAATTGGTTCAGCACACCCGCCGCTATGTCGAAATACGCCAGCCTTCTCTTCTCCCCTGAGAAGTACCACGAGATCGGCCCCTTCCGCTTCCCGATCTACAACGATCTTGTGCCTGGCGAAGCAAAGGGTATCGAGGAAATCTCACGGAAGCAGTCCAAATCCACCTTCCGTTCGATCAAACTCGCACAACGCATCGCAAAAGACAAAGGAATTAGCACCAAAGAAGCCGTCGACCTCCTCAGCCAGGCCGGCGAAGAAGCCAATCAAGACCTCCTCTACGACTACGCCAGCGACCTCGAAGAGCTCCAGAAAGACACCATCGGAGCTGTCGCCCAGCAGGTCGCCTTCGTGACCCTGTTCATGCGCTACCGCGGAGAAGCCAAGCTCCCAGGCGCCGACGACTGGTCCAAGCTCCCCGATTGGAGCGAGGACGACACCGAAGCCATGCCAACCAAAGTCATGGAAGACGTGTTCTCCCTGATTCTCTGGGAGCGCGATGGCTGGCCGGAGCCTGACGCGGGAAACGATTCGGAGGCCGAACCCGAGTTCAGCCCACCCCGGAAGAAGTCCTAGCCGAGGCCGAGGCGCACCTCCGCTCCCCGATCACCAACTGGGATGCGATCTACGTGCGCCTCCGCACTTCCGCCCTCGGAGCAGACTTCCCTGCGGAGCGTTTCCTACGCACCCCAATTAGCACGGTGCGCTGGGTCTTGCGCGAGCTCGACGATCAGGAAAAAGCCCAGGCGAACATCAACGCAATCACCTCAGCGCGCCTGACCAACCTCGTGCTGCAGGTTGCTCACGGCTTCTCCAACTCCAAGCGCGCCGCACCCAAATCAAAGCCCGAGGACTTCCTTCCCTTCCCCAACTGGAGACCCTCCAACCAAGAGGCCGACGGCCCCGATCAGCCAACCAAATTCATCCTCAGCGAGCTGCTCCGCAACCGCCAAATCCCAATGCACGTCTTCGTCGCCCTCATCACCCCCTCCGAGAGCCGGCCGTAGCATACGGATAACGAATAGCGCTGGTTGGTGGCAGATTTTCGCCTGCGGGTCACAGCGGAAACGCAGGACGCGGAGCGCAAACTGCGTGCCGTAGACAAGACAGCGGCCGAAGCCACCAAGAACCGCAACATCAAGGTTGATGTCTCCAGCTTCCAGGACATCAACAAACGCTTCAAAGACATCAACGCGAGTGTCAAAGAAGCTGGCAACAACATCCAGACCTTCTACCGCTTCAGCAAAAACATCCCCGGAATCGGCGAGCGCGTCCGCGAGGTCGAGGGTCTCGCCAAGGGCACGGCAAACCTTGCCCGCTCCGCCCCCGAGTCCGCCGCTGCTCTGCGCGAGAACGCCAAAGCCGGGGCCATCCTCTCCAACTCGTTCGAGGCCGCCGGCGGTGCTGCCGGTCGCCTGATCAACAACCTGGCCAAGGCCGGCTTCGCCCTCTTCGCCGTCAAGGAAGCGGTCGGCCTTGTCCAAGCAGCCTTCGGTGGCTTCTTCAACGAGACCATCGGCCGCGAGATCAAGCTCCGCGAGACGATCCTCAAGACCCAGACCACCCTCGCCTCTACCAACAAGGTCTTCCGCAACGGCACGGAGATCACCGACCCGTACCAAAAGATCGTTGCCCTGACCGGCGAGGTCGCCAAGCGCATCGACAGCATCCGAGAGCGCTCCATCGCCCTGGCCGGCGTCACCTCCAACGAGGTGATCGAAGTCTTCGGCATCGTTGCCTCCCAGATCGGTCAAATCGGTGGGGGCCTGAAAGACGCCGAAGACCTGGCAATCAACTTCGCCGCCGCCCTCGGCACCTTCGGCATCCCCCTGTACCAGGCGCGCCAAGAGATCGGCTCGATCCTCCGGGGTGACATCACCACCGACTCCTACCTGGCCAAAGCGCTGGGTATCACCAACCAGGACGTCGCCAACGCCAAGACCCAGGCCGGCGGTGTTATCAAATTCCTCGAGGAGCGCCTCGCCGCCTCAGTGGCCGGCCAGCGGATCGCCGCTCAAGGCTTCTCCGGTGTCGTCTCCAACATCCGCGACCTTGGCGAACTGATCAGCCAGAAGTTCGGCGCCGGTCTGCTCAACCCCATGCTCGGGGGCCTGACCAAAGTCTTCGACTTCCTCTTCAAGATCCGCGAAGAGGTCTTCGCCATCAGCGAGGGCCTTGGCCGCGGACTGGGCTCCCTGCTGAGCACCAACCTCAGCGCTATCAGCGGTGGCTCGGCCCTGTTTGGACAAATAGGCGCCGGTGCCGAAGGATTCGCCGCCCAGCTCACCGAGAGCGTCAAAAAAGCCTTCGCTTCCCTCCAGGCCAGCGCCAACACGGTCATCGCGCCGCTGCGCAATCTGTTCGAAGAGATCGCCAAGTCCATCGGTTTGGTGGGCGCTGGCCTGGCCCGTCTTGCCCAGGGCTTCCTCTCGATCCAAATCGAGAACTTCAAAGCCCTCGTCCAGATCTTCTCCAACCTCAGCGAGGCCGTCACCGCGTTCTCCGCAGTTCTGGGGCAAGTCCTCCGCGCCTACGGCCAGCTCCTGCAGGTTCCCTTCGTCCAGTACCTCAGCCAGATCTCTGCGCAGTTCCAACTGCTTGAAAAGATCGGCGTGATGTCCGTGATCAAGCTCGGCTTTGCGGCCGGCGCGTTGATCGCGGCCTGGACGCCGATTGTCACCTTCGTCCAGGGCCTCGTCGCCCGGATCGCCACGTTGCTCGGTGGCCTGGTCATCGCCGTCGGTGCTGCGTTCACCCGTCTGGGGGCTGTCGTCGCTGCCTTCGCGGCCACGCTCACCGCCACCTACCCCGCTGCTGAAGCCCTGAAACAGCAGCTGCTGGGCCTGGCCACTTCACTGACAGCAGCCGGCACTGCCGCAGATAAGGCCGGTGTCTCTGTGACCCGTTTCGGCGGAGCCACGACCGCAGCAGCCCGCGCTGCCGGCACCGCAATCCTGAGCTTCGTCAAGTTCAACCTGATCCTGCTGGCGATCCAAATCGCCGTCACCGTCCTGGTGGACCTCTTCGGCCGCTTCCAGCGCGCCCAAGAGGAAGCCACCCGCTCCGAGCGCGCCGCCGAAGCCCTCCGCCGCCTCCAAACCAAGTACAAAGACGTCGGTGACGCCGCGGACAGCGCCACCAAATCAGCCCGCGACTTCGAGCAAGCCCTCGTCGATGCCGAGTACGGCAAGAACCTCGACGCCCTCGAAAAAGTCCGCGAAAAGATCAACCAGATCCGCTACGAGCTCAAGCCCGGCATCCAGAGCTGGCGCGAGTTCTGGGATGCGCTCTCCGGCTCCGAGGTCGGGCGCTTCGAGGAGCGCTCTCGCCAAATGCTCCAGGGCCTCCAGGCCGAAGAGCAGAAGATCAAGGGACAACTCAGCGCCGTCGACCGCGAGCGCGACAAGCGAAGCATCAACGAAAAGATCACCCTCGAGGCCGAGAAACGGGTCAACCTCGAAAAAGAGATCGGGGACCTACGCAAGCAGCAGGACGACCAGCTCTTCCAGCTGCGCCAGCAACGCGCCCAAAAGGAAGTCGACATCTTCCGCGCCGCTGGTGAGCTCCGCATCTTCCAGATGGAGCAGGCGAACAAGAAGCTCATCGAGGGCGAAGAAGGCGCCTCCGCTGCAGCGCTCGACGCCCTGAACAACTACCTGTCCATCCGCGAGCGAGGCGAGCTGGACATCGAATCCGGCAAGAAACAGCTGGTGATCGAGGCCGCCAACCTGGAGCGCCAGATCTCGGACTACCGGCTCGAGAACGAGAAGAAGATCGCTGAGATCCGCAAGCGCGCCGGTGATTACGAGAAGAACGTCTCGGATTACCGCCGTCAGCTGGCTGGCCAGAGCCCCGTCGGTGGTGCAACGGGCCTGACCCAGGGCAACACCGGAACCAGCTCCAGCGGTCCCCACTTCCACGTCTCCGGCGCTGGCAGCGAGGCCGAAGCCCGCGCCATCTTTGCCCCTGACGTCAATCGCCAACTGACGCTGACCGATAGACCCGGCAGCGCACGCAGCGGTGGTCGCACGCATCAGGGCTACGACCTCGCAGGACCCGCCGGAACCCCGCTGAACCTGGCCCAGGGCTACACCCTGCAGAACTTCACCCGCGACCCCAAAGGACTCGGCGGCAACTACGCCACCATCGCTGGGCCCAAGGGCCAGAGCTACAAGGTCATGCACCTGGCTGACCCGGGCTCGGCCTACAAAGGCCCGGGCAGTGCCGTGGCAGCACCCCAAGCTCCGTCCTTCGCGGACGTCGCTGCGCCTGCCGTGGAGAAGTACGCCTCCGCGGTCCGCTCCCTGTCCTCCGCCATGGAGCGCCTCCGCGCACTCCAAGAGGCCCTCACCAACGCCAAGACTGCCGCTGCCTTCGAGGAAATCGCCAAGGCGGCCTTCCCCAAGATCAACGTCGAGCAGTACAAGGATCAGCTCGTCGAAGCCCAGACCGCTCTCGCAGCCCTGGCAGCCACCTCAGGCCAGGCTTACGACCCCGAGGCCCTCAAGCTCTCCGTCGACGAGATCGCCAAGCGCAAGATCCAAGAGCGCGAAATCGCCGAGATCCTCACCAAGGCCGAAGCACAGCGCAAAGCCGGCAAGCTCTCCGAGGCCGAATTCAACAAACTCAAGGACTCCCTCAAAGCCAAACAGGCCGACTACCTCAAGCAGCTCGAAGCCGAGCGCAAGCTCCGCCAGCAGGTCCTGGAGATCACGCGCCAGCAACAGGCCGTCGAGGATCTCCGCGCCTCCACCCAGAAGGTGGGCTTCGACCTCCAACGCGCCCGTGTCCAAGGGACAGCCGCGATGGGCGAAGCCTTCGCTGGTGACGACCCCATGCTGCGTCGCCGCGCCGAGGCCGAAGCAGCCATCGCCCAAAAGCGCATCGAGCTCGAGGAGAAGTACGGCAAAAACAGCGCGCAAGCGCAGGAAGAACTGCGCAAATTCGCTGAAGCCACCCGCGCTGCCGCCGGAAAGCTCGCCGCCATCGACAAGGAAGTCGCCAACTTCCAGAAGGCCATGGCCCTGATCCGCGAGAGCGCCCGCACGATCACCGATGGCTTCAAGGGCTTCACCAAGACCGTCCTGACCGGCGGCGACATCCAAGAAGCCATGGTCACGATGCTCGAAGGCATCACCGACAAGTTCTTGAACATGGCCCTCGACGCCGCGTTCAAGCCCCTCGAAGACCTACTGGCCCAGAACTTCAAAGACTTCTTCGGCGTCGAGGACCCCACCCAGGCCCTCCAAGCCGAAAACAACGCTGCGCTCTCGGCCAACACCGCTGCACTGAACAGCGTTGCTGCTGCACTTGGCGGCACCGGCGCTGCGGGCCCAGTACCCATCCCCGTCGAGCCCTACAAACCCGGCGCCCCAGCAGGCGGTGACAACCCCGAGGCCGCAGCCAACGGCGCCGCTGCTCAATCCGCCCAACAGGCCGCCGAAGCCACCAACCAACAAGCCGAAGCCAACAAGAAAGCAGCCGAGAGCGCCAAGGGTGCTGGCCAAGGCATGGCGGGCCTCACCAACGTCATTGGCGGCCTGGCCGGCATCGCTGCTGGGGCCGGTGCCATCGCCGGCGGCGTCGGAATGATGGGCAAAGGCGGCACCTACAACACCCTGATGGGCCTGGCCGGCATCTTCGGTGGCATCGGTGGCATCGCCGGTGGCTTCACCGGATTCTTCCGCGCCTCCGGCGGCCCGGTCTCCGCCAACCGCCCCTACATCGTGGGCGAACAGGGCCCCGAGCTCTTCTCCCCAGCTGGGAACGGCACGATCACCTCCAACCAGGACCTGTTCTCCGCCAACCGCGGTGCCATGGGCGGTGCCTCAGCCGGTGGTTCCGATCCCTTCTCCCAGAACCGCTCCGCCATCTCCTACAGCCAGGCGGCCATGGAGCGCCGCACCGAGACCGAGCGCGCCCAACGCGCCGTCTCCAACCCCAGCCCCATCGACATCCGCTACGAGGCCAGCGTCATCAACAACGTCGAATACGTCACCACCGACCAATTCCGCAGCGGCCTCAACCAAGCCGCCGAGCGTGGCCGCGCCCTTGCCTACAACGGCATCCAGAACAGCACCAAAGTCCGTAGCCGCCTCGGAGTCTGATGGCCAACCTCGCCCTCGCCAACTACATCCGCTTCAAGACCAAAGCCGGGGCCTACACCAGCTACGCCTTCGCCAACTTCCACATCCAAGAAACCCGCACCTACAACAACGTCGACTACACCTTCGTGCCCTTCGCCCTGAGCGGCATGACCAGCAGCCGCGGTGGCGACCGCCCCGAGTCCGCCCTCGTCACCCCCTGCACCCAACTCTCGATGCAACTCCTCACCGAGGCCGTCGAATCCAAGTGGCTGCTGGAGATCAAAACCGTGCTGCTCGACAGCGATACATTTCAAGAGACCGCATTGATTTCGACAGAAATGTGGTCAGTCACGCGCCTTGATCACGACCTTCAAAAGATCAACGTTCGTCTGACCTCTCCCTTAGACGCGGTGAAAGGGACCGTCCCCCGTCGCTACCTCCACACCCGACTGGTCGGGGCCGTTCCCGGCACGGGCAACATCACCGTTTCATGAACCAGACAGCCACCATCCCCACCTGGAGAAGGTTCATCGGCCTCCCCCACGCCCTCGCCGCTGACCCCCACCAAGGAGAAGCAGCGGACTGTCTGCTCGTCGCTTTTTCCGTCCTCACCGAGGCCGGCCGCCCTCACCCCGAACCCAACCCGCACTGGTTCGAACTCGCCCGCGCCAGCCGCTGGAGCGAACTGCAAACGATCTGGTCGGACCTGACCGAACCCCTCTCCGGCCCCGAGCCCTACGCCGTCACCCTGATCAAAAACGGTCCCGCCGGCCTGGGCGTCGGCGTGGTCGTCGACGACGGCCTGCTGATCACCCACCACCGGCGCGGGGTCAGCTGGGTTCCGCTCTCAGCCCTCAAGCCCCTGAGCTTCGCGAGGTTCAAGTGATGCCTGAAGGTCCACCGCTCCTTCCCTCAGACAAGTACCTCGCCCAGATGCTCGGCCTCACCGAGGACGAGTACCGCTACTTCATGGCGGAGGTCCGGGCCAACGCCAGAGAACAACCCGCTCCTGCGGTGGAGGCCGGCCTCGAAACCCTGGTCACCATTGCTCTGGTGGCCACGCTGATCTCCATCGGCCTGACCATCGCCGCCAGCTTCTTCAAGCCCAAGCCAGCCGAACCCCCGCGCCTCGCCTCGCGCAACCTCCAAGGCGACACGGTCAACAACATCCGCCGCTACGCCCCGCGCTACGGCTTCGACGCCCAGCAGGACATCATCCAGCTCGGCGACACGATCCCCCTTGTCTACGCAAGGCGCCAACTGATCAATGGCACCTACTACGGCGGCATCCGCGTCAACCTGACCCTGCTCTGGTCCCAGCTCTGGAGCCTCGGTGGCAGCCAGCTCCTGCGTGCCATCTTCCTGCTGGCCGAGGGCGAGGTCGAAAGCATCGACACCAACGGCTTCGCCATCGGCAACAACTCCATTGGCAGCTACGACCTCGCCAACAACGCTGCCAACCAGTCCGGCTCCCGGATCACGATCTACTTCCGCCCCAACGGCGGCCGCATCCAATCCACCGACCGCATCGCCGGCCGCAGCGCCCTGGCCGACCCCGCCAACGCTGTCAACTCCGGCGGCCTGGACGTCTACCAGCTGCGCTCCATCAACGGCGACTACGAATCCGACTTCTCCTACGCCACCAAACCCAGCACCCAGACGACGTTTGGCCTGTACAGCCCCATCGGCAATAACCTCGGGCTGCGCATCAACCCCCAAGTCCGCCCCAAAGTCCAAGCCCAGCTCAAAAAGAAGAACGATCAAGGCGACGCCCTGGTCGTCTGCGTCCTCGACATCACGGCCGACACCCTGCGCCAAAAGCAGAACGCCTTCTTCTCCAGCCGCAGTGGCCTGATCTCCGGTTCCGTCTCAACGATTGGCGCCACCTGCACCTACCGTCTCGACGCGAGCTCGGACGCCAGCACAACCTTCAGCGCATCCGCGGGCGGCGAAACCCACGACGAGAAATGCGCTGACGTCGCCGCCACCGTTTCCGGCCGCCAGCGCACCTGGGACGACGCCATCACCGTCGGTGACATGTACCGGATCGGATCGGCCCTCGCGATCTGCACTGCCCGCAACCCCTCCGACGACGTCTTCAACAGCGACGCCGACTTCCTGCCCCTCGGGGGCGGCACCAGCATCGAAGCCACCTTCACAGTGGTCCGCGCCGGCCAATCCGACTTCACCACAACCGCCGACATCACCGCCGACGGCAAATCCGGAGTCGCCCGCAAGACGGCCACCAACGGCAGCCACCTCTTCCGCGTCGCCCTCGGTGACGTCTCCACGATGCGAGCCTGCCGCATCCTCGAGATCGGCATCCGCTCCGGCCTCGGGGTCCGCATCAGCGGCCTCTGCAACTTCCGCGACACCCTCACCTACACCGAGACCGACGGCAAAGCCTGTTACAACAAACAGGGCAGCACCATCAGCAGCGGCAACGTCCTCCAGGTCCAGCAGTACGCCAGCGGCTCGATGTCCTCCTCGGAGGAGCGCTACAGCTTCTTCCGCCTCTACTACCGCGAGTCCGGCACCAGCAACGAATTCACGATGCTCCCCCAGTGCTTCGGGGTCCGCAGCATCACCCAGCAGAGCGTCTTCAACTACCTGCGCATCCAAATGCCGCAGAACAAGCGCTGGGAATTCCGCTTCGAACCCCTGAGCGGCTGGGAAATCCGCAACAACATCGCTGTCGGCAACCTCGAAGTCCTCGACAGCCGCATCTCCACTGTCCGCACTGTCGACGACGGCAACGGCGTCTACATCAGCTTCAACGGCGAACAAGTCATCCGCTCCATCGAAACCTTCAAGCTCACCTGCGTCGAGCGCACCACCTCGATGGGTATGTCCTTCGCGGACGAAAACAGCTACGTCGATGCCTGGGGCAAACTCGCCGAGACCTTCATCTACGAAGAAGTCGTCAGCAGCGCAGGCAGCAACGCCGAGCACGAGATCGTCTACGTCAACGAGATCGCCGAAAACCCCGTCGTCCCCACCTACGACAACCTGGCCATCGTCGGCATCAACGCCCGCTCCTCCGTGGAGTGGCAGAACTTCAGCCAGTTCTCTGCCTACGTCACCGGTGGCCTCAAGGTCCGCCGCCTCACCGAGAACGACACCCTCGGCTGCTCCCACCTCTTCCCCGACATCCTGCGGGACCTGCTCCTCTCCACCCGCTACGGCTCAGGCGACTCGATCACTGAGGACCAAATTGACACCGACGCCTTCCGCTACGCCGCCCAGTGGTGCGAGCAGCGCGGCTACTACTTCGACGGCGCCTTGGTCGGCCGCCAAAACCTGAGGGTCTGGGCCGCCGACGTCGCCGCCTACAGCCTCCTCGAATTCACGATCAAGGACGGCAAGTTCTCCCTGAGCCCCGCGCTGCGCTTCCCCTCCGAGGGCGCTGTCCCAATCAGGGCCCTGTTCACCGCGGGCAACATCGTCGAGAACACCTTCCGCCTGGAGTACATGGACGAGGCGGACCGCCTCCCCATCCAAGCCTCCATCAAATGGAGGGAAGAACGCGCCAGCAACGACCCCACCAACCCCGGCCTCTTCCCCACCGAGCGCGAATTCCTGATCCGCGAAGCCTCAGGCTCCGCTACCGACACCATCGAGTCCTACGACCTCTCGGACTCTGTCACCAACAAGGCCCAGGCCATCGACTTCGGCAAGTACGTCCTGCGCATGCGCCGGGTGATCACGCACTCGGTCAAATTCCAGACCACCCCCGATGGCATCACCGCCGGCCTGGCCCCGGGTGATTTCATCCGCGTGGCGATGGACGTCACCCACTACGACGAGTTCAACAACGGCATCGTCACCTCGGATGGCGTGCTGGTGAGCACCACACCCCTGGCCGACGGTCCTCACGACGTGATCGCCTGGAGCCGGGGCTCAACCCCGCCCCAAGACACCCAGCTCATCGTCAACAACGGCTTTGCTAGCCCCAAAAACATCATCTTTGCCGTCAAGCGGATCGACCGCCAGGTCCGTACCTACAAAGTGGAATCGATCAGCCTCACCGAGAACGGCGCCATCGACATCGAAGCCGTCCACTTCCCGACCGAAGCAAACGGCACTCTTAGCCTGACTAAGGACTGGGACGACCCCGCGGCCTGGGTCATAAGCGAATGACCGTAGCTTTCCCCGCACTGCGCCCAAGCAACCGCACCTACCAAGCGGGCCAATTCCCGGTGTCTGTGGTCACGGCCCAAAGCGGAGTCACCGTCCGCCGGCTCTACGCCAACAAGCGCAGCCGCTCCAGCCTCGATCTCGACTTCAGCAACATCAGCGATAGCGACGCCGCGGCGATCTTGGCCTGCTACGAACAGGCCCGTGGCACCTTCGACGACCTCACCCTTCCCGAAGAAGTCACCGCAGGAGCACAAAACGACCTCGCAGTCCTCTTGCGCGAGACCGGCTCCGGCCTGCGCTGGTATTTCAGCGAAGCCCCCAGCATCGAGAGCGCATTCAACGGCCGCAGTTCCGTGCGAGTGCGTCTCGAAGCCACTCGTAATCTGTAATCACAAGGTCAACGGCAATGGCAGTCCTTACCGCTTCCTATGCAGAGCTGCGTTGGAACGGGCAGCGCGTAGCCAAAGTCCGTGACCTCAGCCTGGACATCACCAAAGACGCCCTCGAAACCACCAGCCTCGGGGACCAAGACCGCACCTATGTCGAGGGTGTGCGCGGCACCTCCGGCAGCGGCACCGTGCTCTACGACAACCAGGACGGTGGCACCGTCAACCTGCTGAACACCATCTTCACCACCAAGACCAACCTCGACGCCCTGACCCTGTCGCTCAACACCACGCAAGGCATCCAATTCGAGGCCCCCGTTGTCCTGACAAGCGTCGGCGCCCAGATCTCGACGGGCGAAGTGATCAGCTGCAGCATCCAGTTCCAACTGAGCGGCACCGTTAGCGGGAGGTTCTAATGCCCCTACTTGGACAAGGTGGCAGCCTCAAGCTCCGGCGCGGCTGGCCTGACGCAAGTGTGCTGAGCCCCAGCGGCGTCAACATCACCAACCGCAGCATCCTGCTGCGCAACCAAGCATTCTGGACCGGCGACGCCATCCGCATCGTCTGCGAGCCCGGCATCCCCTTCGACACCAACAACGACACCTACGCCGACTGCCCCGATGGCCACGGTGTCTACTACGGCAGCAACTGGGCTCTCGGTCCCAACCGCACCCACCTGACGAGCCCGACCTCGGCTTTCTACGCCGCCGGCAACCCGCAGTTCTACGCCCGCACCGCCTCCACCGGTTTCACCCAGGCCCTGAGCGTCTACATGCACCGCGACCAACTGGATCGCGTCAGCTTCTACAGCACCGAGGCCGCTGCCATCAACGGCGCCATGGCGGATCGCCTCGTCTTTAAGGACGTGGATTTCGGCGCCATGATCGTCGCCGCCGACGGCAGCCCGGACTACCAAAACGCCCTGCTGGACTGCGCCGGCGACATCGGTGACTATCGCTTCTCCGACATTGAGGAGGAAGTCAGCCTGACCTCGATCTGCGACATGGCCCCAAGCTTCGCCCAGGCATACCCAGGCTCCGAGGACTACGACAACGCCGAGGTCCTACCCGCCAACAGCGCCGAAGGCCGCCCCTGGAAAATCCAAGCCTGGCTGCGCGACTGGACCCTGAACCTCAGCGGTCCCGAGGTCGACACCACAGCCGTCGGCGAAAAGTTCGGCGACGCCGTCAAAGCCATCGTCACCGGCGGAGGCAGCCTGGACTTCATCATCGAGCGCACCTACCGCAGCGGCTACGAAGACCCCACCGGCCTGATGCGCCTGCTTCTCCTCGTACAGAACGGCTGCAAGGCAGAAGCAAAGTTTTACTTGGTTGAGAACAGAACTGGCACTGCAGCGAACAACACTTGCACTCCAGAGCAACGCCTTGCAGGAGATCTCTACTACCAGTGCGACATTCTGATCACCTCCTCGGCCATCAACACGAGGGCGGAAGACATGATCGCCGGCTCCGCTGACTTCGTCACAACAGGCCCAATCGCCCTCAAGATGGGCGCTGCATAGCGGCGATAGATTGCGCTTAGCGTATAAGCCGATCTCGCGTGGCCCAACTGACGAAGGCTGGTGCCTCGGGTGCCCTTGATGACATCAATGCGACGCAGTCCCAGTTCCGCGGACAAATGGGCGTCGTGGTTGACGCTCTCAAGCAAGTCATCGGCAACGCAAATATCGATGCAGCATCTGCAAGCGCCAGTTTTCTCAACTACCGCTACGTCCTTTACGTCAACCCAATAACAGGCTCAGACGATTACGCCAGCGGCAACTACAACGCAAATACATCACCCCCAATCGTCAACCAGCAGCTGACCTGCGGTTACACAGCCCTACGCCCGTTCAAAACCCTCAACCGAGCCCTCGCCGAGGCCGCCCGCCTCTCCATCCAGCTCGGCAGCAGCAACGACGATTACGACCGCGTTGTTGTCCACTGCTCGGTCGGTGAGCACATCATCGACAACGCTGTCGCAGACACGGTGGTCGCCGCCTGGAGCGACGGCACCCCGAGCGCGGCCCAGCTCCGCTCCTTCAACAAGTCCAGCAAGGCTGGCCTGATCCTGCCCCGCGGCGTCTCGATCATCGGCGAGGACCTGCGCAAGACCGTCATCCGCCCGGCCTTCGTCCCCGCCTCCAACGGCAACGCCTCAACCGGGCGCAGCGCCATCTTCCGGATCACGGGCGGATCGTTCTTCTTCAACTTCACCTTCAAGGACAACCTCAGCACAGCCAGCAGCCACCACCTGCTGAGCTGCTTCGAGTTCTGCAACGCGACCGACCTCCAGGAGTACTACGACAAGATCGAGACCGCCTTTGGCCTGAACACAACGGCCTCGGAGATCCGCCCCGGCGAGACCGAGATCGTGGCCCCTGCCCCTGCCGGCACCCCCACCAACGCCACCGACACGACCGTCGGCTCGTCGCCCTACGTCTTCAACTGCTCGGTCCGCTCCGACTACGGCCTCTGCGGCATCTACGCCGACGGCAACGAAGTCACCGGCCTCCAATCCCTGGTCTGCGCCCAGTTCACCAACGTCTCCCTCCAAAAAGACCTGAGCGCCTGGGAGCTGTACTCCGGTGGCAACTGGGTCTCGATCTCGACCTACAGCGAATACATCAACGCGGACATCAACAACATCCGCCTGAAGGTCTCCGGCAACTTCGACCCCCAGACCGGCACCTACGCCACTGACTACCGCAGCTTTGCCTTCAAGGCCATCCGAGGCGCCTTCATCCAGGAGGTCTCGAACTTCGTCATCGGCGATGCCGTCCACCACTGGAGCTCCAGCGGCGGCGAGATCTCGATGAACAACAGCAACAGCTCGTTCGGCCACTACGCGCTGTTGTCCGACAACTTCCGTGGCTGTGGCACCGGCTCCGGCTCCCTCCCCCAGGACAGCGGCTTCGCCACCCGCGCCGTGCGTCGCCCCCTCCAAATCAAGACCGACGGCACCAACCTTCGCCAGATCACCCTGGGCACCCTGTCGAGCAACGCTTACGTCTCTGCGAGCGGCTACATCGAGCTCAGCTCGAACATCGACATCGCCGCCCTGCTGACCTCCGAGGGCTACAGCCTCAAGGAAGACCATTACATCTGGATCGAGAACCTGAACCGCGAGGTCGGCCCTGGCTACATCCCCGGCAACATCCCCGGCTCCACGGCGGTCAACGTCCGCGCTCAGCTCGCCGCCACGCCGTTCAACAGCGCGACACCCAACCGCATCTACGTCAAGGCCAACGGCAACAACAACATCTCCACGATCACCAACACCGAGCTCGCGGGCAACCGCGTCTTCCTGCGCCGCATCGTCGACACCCGCTCCGCCGAAGAACGCGAATACGCCCTGATCATCAGCAACAGCAACCTCACCAGCAGCCGCCGGCCAGTCGGAAACTTCGTTTTCCGCGTCGACGGCGCTGGTTCAGTGGCCAACCAGCTCGACCCCACCAACGGTGCCAACGAGGTCTTCATCATCAGCGACGTCGAGACCACCACAGTCAGCGCCCCCATCGCCAGCACCAACTACTACAAGGTGACGCTGCGCCCAGGTGATTCTGCCTCCAGCTTCACCGCAAACACCTACTACCGCCCAGCTGACCCGGTCGTCCAAAACAACCGAGTACGCAAGCGCAAATCCAGCGGATCCGACGCCTCATTTGACAGCAGCAACTGGGTCGACGCAGCCGTCCTGCTCCCCGACGCCCGCGGCATCGAACTCAGCCGGGGAAACATCGCTCCCCAAATCATCCTCGACAAGGACGTCAGCAACGACCCCACCAGCACCACGCTTGGGATCACCTTCGCCACTGACTCCGATTACCTGGCCCAACTGCGCAGCAGCGCCGACTTCATTGCGATCGGCCTGCTGATGTCCAAGCTGGGCTACAGCAACACGGACACGGGATACGAGCAGGCCAGCATGGCCTCCAAGATCCTCGAACCGCAAACCAGCTCGTCTACCCGGGACTGGAACCCAGCGGATGCAGCCTCGCCCGCTCCGAACGGCAAGCTCACCGCCAAAGCAGCCTGGCCCACGGCCTTCAACCGCCCGAGCCTGGTCCGTGCCTTCGGCCAAGCCTTCGAGTGGGTGGGCTACGGCAACTACACCAAAGCCATCCCCCGCTACCAATTCACGACGCTCAGCGACCAGTTGCGCATCGACGCGCTGAGCATGAGCGTCCGCGGTGGCCGGGTCTACAACACCGGTTTCACCGAGGACGGCCTGCTTGTCCAAGGTGACCAGATCCGCGACCTTTCTACCGGCCGTGATCTCTCGACCGACTCCGTCGGCCTGGGTGGGCTGAACGGCGACCAGTTCATCCCCACGTATTTCAACAGCAACATCACCATCGGTGGCACCCTCAACGTCCAAGGGGCCACGACGCTCGGCGGCAGCCTTGCCGTAACCGGTCAAGTCACCCAGATGACCTTTGCCTCAGGTGTTCTGCCTGACGCAAGCACAACCCAGAGAGGCATCATCGAGATCGCCACCGCAGACGAGGTCAAAGCCTTCGTCTCGGACACCCTCGCGGTTACCCCCGCCACCTTGATCCAGGCTCTGGGCGACGCCATCAAGAGCGTGGTCAATCTGCGCCTGAGCCTTTCCAGCAGCAGTGCTGTACCGAGCGCGAACCAAGCAAACTCGACCTCGCTCTACGTCCATCCCTACAACGGCAACGAGCTCGCGCTCTACAACAGCAGCCTGCAGCGTTGGTACGTGCTCAAGTTCAGCGGCGTCCAAACCTTCAGTCTGAGCCCAGCCAACACCCCCAACCAGAACTACGACGTCTACCTGTACAACTCAGGAACGATCCTCAACCCTGTGCTGGCCATTGACTTCGCAGCCTGGAGTGGGGACACCACGCCTCCGGCCCGTACCACGCAAGACGGGGTTATCTGCAAGAACAACAACGCGGAGCGTCGTCTCGTCGGTGTGCTGCGCACCACTTCTGCGGGTACAAGCACCATCGATCTCGGTGGGACCATCGCTGCGGCCAACAGCGCCAGTTTCCCCCGCATCTATCTCTCGAACCTGTACAACACGTATGACGCAAGGGCCGTCTACTTCTTCGGCTCCAGCTGGAACGTGACGCAGTGGCCCGCTTGGAGCGTGGTCCCGACCTCGGTCTACGCCACCAACCCACGCATCAGCTGGGTGCAGGCAAGCGACACTCTCGCAACGGCGTTCCTGGACATCTACAACAATCCGGGAGCCGCTGGGAACGCAGCAGGCGCAGTTTGTTATGTCGCTCCAGGCATTGATAGCACTTCGGGCCCCCCTGATGACGCCTTCTACGGCGAAGTGCAGTCCGACAACAGCACTGCAGGTTCCCAGTGGATGCGCGCACTATCAGCGGGCAAACACGACCTCTACTACTTGTACAAGCAAAGCGGTGCGTCCGTGATCAACGAGCACCCTGCTCACGGAATGATCGTCTCTGTCAAGGTGTAACCATGGCCAAAGCCAAGCTCAAAATCACCACCGCCCAATGGGCAGGGCCTGACCAGTCACTGGTCCGCCTGACCTTCAGCGATGGCACCACCTTCGCCACCTACCCCGAGGACGGCAGCCCTGACATCTACGCCGACGTCCTTCTGCGTGAATGGCTCGCCGCCGGCAACGAAATAGCGCCTGCACCCGAGGCTCCATAGCCTTGAAGTAGCCCGGAATCGGGCCTCTTCGCCTGCATAGGCCATGTCACTTCAGATCCGCCTCAAGAACAGCGGCGTCCAGGGCAAAGAGCCCCTCGCCGCCGACCTCGCGTACTCCGAGCTCGCCATCAACTGGAACGCGGCGGAGCCCTTCCTCGCGATCAAGGACAGCAACAACGTAATCCGCCGCATCGCCGGGGTTCGCATCGGGAACACTGCTCCAGCGACCCCGAGCCCGGGCGAATTCTGGATCGACACGAGCACGACGGTTTACAGCAGCCCTGTCTTCCGCGCCTACGTCGACAACACCATCGGGTGGCTAACGCTCAACACCGACGACGGCACGTTCTGAGCGCTTTCCCCCCTCCATAACTTGGGATGTAACGCTCATCCCCTCGGGGAGTTAAGAGCTTGGCCCTCCAGCATCTCCGCACTGCGACGGCGAACAAGCGTCCGGTTGCCTCCTCCATGGCAGTCGGCCAACTCGCCATCAACTACGAGGCGTCAAGTCCTGGCGTTTACTTCAAAGATTCCGCAGGCGCGCTGGTCAAAGCCGGCCCCCTGCACATCGGCGCAACCGCCCCCAACGTCAGCCCTGCAGCAGGCGGCGCCACAGGCAACACACTCGGTGAGTTCTGGCTCGACACCGCCACAGCTGGCCAGTACATCCTGAAGATCTGGGACGGGACTGCCTGGCGTTCCATCACCGTCAACAGCTCCCAGATTGCTGACGGCAGCATCGTCAACGCCGACATCAACGCGAGTGCGGCCATCGCGCACTCCAAGCTGGCGTCGATGACCTCCGCGCAGGTCCTGCTCGGCAACGCCAGCAACGTCCCGACCTCGACCACGGTCTCTGGCGACGTCACCATCTCCAACACCGGCGTCACCGCGATCAGCTCCGGTGTGATCGTCAACGCCGACATCAACGCAAGCGCAGCGATTGCGCACTCGAAGCTCGCGAGCCTGACCGCCGGCAACGTCCTGCTTGGCAACGCCAGCAACGTCCCCACTTCCACTGCGCTCAGCGGAGACGTCACAGTCACGAGCGCGGGCGTCACCGCGATTAAGTCCTCGGTTGCCCTGGGCGGCTCCCCCACGACCACCACCCAGACCGCAGGCACCAACAACACGACGATTGCAACCACAGCCTTCGTCTCCACCGCAGTCGACGCGGCCCGCCAGGGCCTGACGGTCAAACAAGCCTGCCGAGCAGCCACCACCGCAAACATCACGCTCTCGGCAACCCAAACCATCGATGGCGTCGCCGTCGTGGCTGGTGAGCGGGTCCTGGTGAAAAACCAGACCACCGGCTCCCAAAACGGCATTTACGTCGTTGCTGCAGGCGCCTGGACCCGCGCCACCGATTTCGACGCGGACTCCGACGTCGTCGACGGAGCCTTCACCTTCATCGAAGAAGGCACGAGCAACGCAGACAGCGGTTGGGTCCTCACCACGGACGCCCCCATTGTTGTGGGCACCACGGCGCTGGCCTTCGCCCAGTTCTCCGGCGCAGGTCAGATCACCGCCGGAGCCGGCCTCACCAAGAGTGGCAACACCCTTGATGTCGGCACCGCGAGCACGTCGCGCATCGTGGTCAACGCGGACAACATCGACCTCGCCACAACCGGCGTCGGTGCAGGGACCTACCGCTCCGTCACGGTCGACACTTACGGCCGGGTGACCGCCGGCACCACTCCCACCACCTTCGCCGGCTACGGGATCTCGGACACGAGCGCGAACCTTGCCGCAGCCATTACCGACGAAACCGGCACCGGCGCCCTGGTCTTCGCCGGGTCCCCAGCGCTCACCGGCACACCGACTGCACCGACCGCGGTCGCTGACACCAACACCACTCAGGTGGCGACCACCGCCTACGTGATCGGCCAAGCGTCGAGCACGACGCCGGTCATAAACGGCACAGCGGCAGTGGGGACCTCCCTGAAATACGCCCGCGCCGATCACGTCCACGCCTCAGACACCACAAAGGCGAACCTGGCGAGCCCGACGTTCACCGGTACGCCTGCTGCACCGACAGCCGTCGCAGATACGAACACGACGCAGGTCGCCACCACGGCCTATGTCGTCGGACAAGCCGCCAGCGCCAACCCCCTGGTCAACGGCACCGTGGCAGTTGGCACCTCGCTCCGATACGCCCGCCAAGACCACGTCCACCCCACGGACACCACGAGGGCGGCAGTCGCAAGCCCCACCTTCACAGGCACCCCGGCTGCACCGACCGCCGCTGCAGACACCAACACCACCCAACTGGCCACGACCGCATACGTCGTCGGCCAAGCCGGCAGTGCCACGCCCCTAATTAACGGCACTGCCGCGGTGGGTACGTCCCTGCGCTACTCGCGTCAGGACCACGTCCATCCCACGGACACCACGAGGGCGCCGCTCGCGAGCCCAACCTTCACAGGAACGGTAACTCTGCCTGCGGTCTCATACACCGGGAACGTGAGTTCCACCGCAACCGGCTTCTTCGACCTGCCGGTGGGTACCACGGCCCAACGCCCTGGCAGCCCGAACTCGGGGATGATCCGCTTCAACACGGACATCGTCCAGTTCGAGGGATACAACGGCACCGCCTGGTCTGCCGTGGGAGGTGGGGCCCGTGGCGGAGGCTCCGACCAAGTGTTCTTCGAGAACGACACAACCGTCAGCTCGAACTACACCATCACGACCAACAAAAACGCCGTCTCGGCGGGCCCCGTAGTTGTGGCAGCCGGGGTCACGGTCACAATCCCAAGTGGAAGCTCTTGGGTCATTGTTTAGGAGTACTACACCATGCCTATCACTCTCAACGGAAACGGATCAATCAGCGGCCTCGACAGCGTCGTTAGTAACAGCACAGTCACAGCACTTGGATTTATTCCCTCCGGCTCTACTGCAGTCAGCGATGGTATTTTTCTTCCTGGCGCCAACAGCTTGGGCCTCGCAACCGCAAGCACCCAGCGAGTCCACATTGACTCCTCAGGCCGTGTAGGGATTGGCAAAACTCCCGATGCAACAGCATTTCCAGTTGTAGGCGGTTTGCAATTAGCAGGAGGCGCCAATCTTTTTTCCTGGGGAAACTTTGGCGGCACATATTTAACAGCAAATGCTTTTTATAATGGCTCAAATTGGATTTATCAAGCAAATAATGCATCTAGTGTGTATATTGCTGCAGATGGTAATCACGTGTGGTTAAGAGCCTCAAGTGGGACTGCTGGCAATACTGCAACACTTTTAGAAAGCGCCCGTATCGACACCTCGGGTCGCCTTTTAGTTGGCACGTCTACTGCGCGTGACTTTTTTGGAGGTACTGACACACCAGCACTGCAAGTAGAAGGCATCGGAAACGCTGGCAGAGAATTGTCAGTAACTTCTTCAACTGCTAGTGGCAGTGGTGGGGTTGTATTGCTTGCCAAACAAAGAAGTGGCGCCGTTGGCGGTCAGACGATTGTCCAGTCTGGCGATCAACTCGGTTACTTGGGTTTCCAGGGCAGCGATGGCGCCAAAATGCTTGCCGGTGCAGCAATAGAGGCAACCGTTGATGGCACGCCTGGAGTTAATGATCTCCCGACGAGATTAGTGTTCTCCACTACCGCCGACGGAGCGAGCAGCCCGACGGAGAGGATGAGGATTACTTCCACCGGCCAGATGCGTCTTGCTGGGGCGGGCATCACATTTAACGGTGACACGGCAACAGCTAACGAGCTGGATGATTACGAAGAAGGTACTTGGACACCGGTGCTTAGCTTTGGAGGAGGAAGTGTTGGCATTTCGTATACTACAGCGCCCGTTGGTTATTACACCAGAATAGGACGATTGGTATATGCTCAGCTTGGCTTTAGATTAAGCAATAAAGGAAGCTCAACTGGCGACGTTGCGGTCAGTGGACTGCCTTTCACCATCAGTGGTGTCGGTTCATTCCTGCACGCAACAGCAGCAGTAAATGCACATTTTCTTACGGCATCTGGAGTAATTGTCCATGCGTTAGCCGCTGGTGGCACTTCTATTAATTACAGAAAAGTAAACGACAGCAACGCTGATACGTCGCTAAGAGACTCTGATTTTACCAACACTGTTGGTTTTTATCACAGTCTGGTGTATTTCACATAGTTCTAGCCCGCAATGGCTCAAAACTAAACCCTAAACCTGTCGAATCCGGAGGATTCCCCTAATGGCATTTACCGAACGTAAAGAGCACAAACTTGAAATCATCCCCCCGTTCTCCATCATCCAGTGCCGTGAAGCAAGCATTGTGGAGAAAGATGGTGTTGAAGTCGGTCGTACTTATCACCGCCACTGTCGCACCCCAGGAGAAGACGTGAGCCAAGACTGCGCCGAACTGCAAGCTGTGGCAACTGCGCTGTGGACCCCGGATGTAATCGCAGCCTATGCGGCTTATCAAGCATCACTGAATCAGCCTGGGTAGTCCTAGTCACTAATTCTATGACCTACATCATTTCTCAGAACTATCCCGCCGCCCTGGAGGCAACCCCATGACCATCCGCCTCAACTCCAGCACCAGCGGTTACACCGAGCTCGATGCCCCCGCCATCGGCGGCAACAACACCCTGCGCCTGCCCGGTGACAACGGCACCAGCGGCTACCTGATGCAGACCGACGGCAGCGGCAACCTGTCCTGGTGCGACCCCTCGAGCCTGCTCAGCCCCTACCGCAACCGCGTTATCAATGGCGACATGCGGATCGATCAGAGAAACGCTGGGGCGGCGGTCTCAATTTCGAATAACACGCTATGGCCTGTTGATCGATTTCCTGTTTCAAGTGTGTGCGATGGTGTTATTTCTGGTCAGCGTAGTTCTGTTGCGCCCGCAGGCTTTACAAACTCACTTCTGATCACTGTGACTACAGCTGACGCAACTATAGGTGCTACTCAGTATAATATGATTCGGCAGGTTATTGAGGGCTTTAACGTTGCAGACCTGGGCTGGGGTTCAGCCGACGCACAAACGGTAACCTTGTCGTTTTGGGTCCGTTCTAGCGTTACAGGAACATTCGGCGGAGCCGTACAAAATGCTAGCGAAAACAGGGCCTATGCTTTCACATACTCAATAGCAGTCGCCAATACCTGGGAGAAAAAGACGATCACAATTCCTGGAGACACTACAGGCACCTGGGCCAAAGATAACACACAGGGAATGATAATTAACTGGAGCCTCGGTGTTGGCACCACTTATTCCTCAACGGCCAACTCTTGGGCCGCTCAATCAAGCTTTAGCGCAACCGGAAGCACCGCGCTGCTTAACACGTTGAACGCCACCTTCTACATCACCGGCGTCCAACTTGAAGCCGGCACCGTCGCCACCCCGTTTGAGCGCCGGAACTATGCGCAGGAGCTGAGCTTGTGTCAGAGGTACTTCCAGCTGGCGGGCAACGGGTGCTTTGGCTCTGTTGATGGATCGAGCACTTCAGTGATTGCTTTTGCAGAGAGGTTCTTTGTGCCAATGAGAACCGCACCAACCGTTGTGTGGAAAACCGGTGGAACTGCTAACTGGAGATATGCCGGAGGTGACATCAGCAATGGAGGTACGTCCAGTCTTGCAAACACCATCTCAACAGTTAACGCCGTTTGGAGTCAGCAAGGCGGGTTCTCTGGTTTAACTGCAAATCTGCCTGTGTTTAGTAGAAACCAAACCAGCACAGGCGAGTTTTTGGCCTGTTCCGCGGAGCTGTAACCAATGGCTTACCAACTCACCCAAGTTGAATCAATCCTCCGTTTGGAGGATCGCGCCTTCATCCCACCCGACCCCGCCAACCGCGATTACGCGGAGTACCTCGCTTGGCTGGAGGAGGGAAACGTGCCAGACCCAGCGCCCGAGCCCACGCCTCCACCGGAGCTCACCCCTGAACAAAAACTGGCCGCCTCGGGCCTCAGCGTCGAGGACCTCCGCCAACTCCTCGGACTGGACCCATGAGCAGCATCAACGTCATCAACATCAAGCACCCGAGTGCGTCCAGCAACGCCATCACGCTGGCCGCCGACGGCTCCGCCTTCATTAACACCGGCGTCCTCGCCTCCCGCAACCGCATCATCAACGGAGATATGCGGATCGACCAGCGCAACGCTGGGGCGAGTGTGACGATCAACGACGGTGTAATCTACACATTAGACCGTTGGGCCGCTAACGATAATAGTGACGGGTCATTTACAGTTCAGAGATCCACCGTTGCTCCTGCTGGTTTCACAAACTCACTGCTTTGTACGGTTGCATCTGCAGACACTTCGCTTGCAAGCAATCAGTTCGCTTACATCTCTCAAATCATAGAAGGCTTCAACACTGGTGATTTGAACTTCGGCAGTGCCAATGCCAGAACCGTAACGCTTTCGTTCTGGGTTCGGTCAAGTCTGACTGGCACGTTTGGAGGATCGCTTCGTAATGGAGTTGCTAACAGAAGTTACCCGTTCACCTATTCCATTGCAGCAGCTAACACCTGGGAATACAAAACAATCACCATTGCTGGTGACACGACCGGAACGTGGGCAACTGACAACAGCGCCGGAATTGGGGTGTTCTTTGGCTTGGGGGTCGGCTCCGCTACTAGCGGGGCAGCTGGTGCATGGACTGCTGCAAACTGTGTGTCCGCCACAGGTGCTACTAGTGTTATCGGCACCAACAGCGCCACCTTCTACATCACCGGCGTTCAGCTTGAGGCCGGCAGTATTGCAACACCTTTTGAGCGTAGAAGCTACGGGCTGGAGCTTCAGCTCTGTCAGCGCTACTTTGAAATACAGGATCTAGGTGCTGTAACTACAGCATATGTCAGCGGTGGTTACAACTACCACGTTGGCATGGTGCGCTGGAAAGTAACCAAAAGAGTGGCCCCTACCACGAATACCCCTGCCGTTGGCAACTATCAACCAGGGGGCGGATCTGGCACAGCGTCCGTAAGCAGCGCGACGGTTGACGGCGGCCTTCTCCTTTCCGGAAGCACTAATATGACATTCCCGAACCAATGGCTAGGCGGCACAATTCTCACCATTTCAGCGGAGCTTTGAAAATGAACGCCATCAGTTACAGGTTGATGCCTAAATGGATGAATGTCATCCAGCGGATTGATGAAAACGGAGAGTGCTTTTCAATCCCCTTCGACCCCGCCAACACCGACTTCCAGGCGTACCTGGAGTGGGTTGCGCAAGGCGGTGTACCCGAGCCTGCCCCCGAGCCCGATCCCGTCCCCGAGCTGACGCCCGCCGAAAAACTCGCCTCCAGCGGCCTAACAGTCGCCGAACTCAAAGACCTCCTCGGCCTCACCTAACCCCCATCCATAACCTGAAACAACTGCCCCTCAGGTGTGGCCGTCAAGAGCAAATCCGGCATCTCCGCTACCCGCCGCACCTTCCAACCCGGCCCACCCAAAACAACCGCCCAAGGCCAGGGCCAGCACTCGCGCCCTGAACGCCGAGGACGCAAAAAGCTCCGCGGCCAAGGCCGCTAATCACCCTCGATAGCCTGACTGAGTAGCAACCACTCAGGTCGTGGTCGAGGTCTTTGCCGCCGTCATCGGTTCCGCCATCACCGTCGGAGCCATGGGCATCGGTGCCAACACCAGACGAACCACCGAAGGCCGCGACGCCGTCATCAAACTGACCGCCGCCGTCGAGAACGTCGCCGTCCGCCTCGAAGAACTCCACGTCGACATCCGCGCTGACCGCAAAGAGACCTACCAACGTCTCAACGGCCTCGAACAGCGCGTCGCCAAGCTCGAGGCCATCTCCCCGTGAGTAACCCCGCCGTCGTCGCCCTTGTCCTCAGGCTGCTCGTCGGCTGTTACAGCTACATGCTGCTCATGGCCAGCGCCAACGTCCTGAGCTGCGAACTCCGCCGCCCCGGCCAATGCGGCAACCAGTGGACCCAAGCCTTCACCGTCGCCGGCGGCGCCGCCTCCACCCTCTGGGCCTACATCACCGACTCCCCCGCGCAAGCGCGCACCCCCTCTGACCGAGGGCGGTCCCGCAATCCCTTCGGAGGACCCACCTCATGAAATCCTTCCTCATCCGCATCGCCAAAGCGCTGCTCAAAGCCGCCCTCGATGAGGGCCTCCGCCGCGCCCTCCCCACCGTGTACAAGCAGCTCGACGCCGAAGTGCCCCTGCTCCTGTACAACAACGCTCCCCCGAGCTCGGTCCAAGGTGCAGTCGCCAGCGCCATCTCCAACGCCACCGGCCATCGCGCCTCCCCTACCGAAATCGAGGCTGTAATCGGTCTCTACGACCCCATCAAAGCGGCCATCAACCGCCTTCGCTGACGCCGATACACTGCCTCAGGAGGTCACAGTCATGATCCAGCCTGGGGTCTACAACATCAAACTCCAGCGCCGCGCTGACTACAGCGTCCTCCTGGAATTCAAGGACGCCAACAAAGCCGTCATCGACCTGACTGGCTGGACCGTCGCTGCCCAAGTTTGGGACCAAGGCCGCTCCACGAAATACGCCGACTTCTCCGTCGACTACGTCAACCGGCCCCAAGGCCGAGTACGACTTCGCCTGGCCTACAGCGCCACCTCCACCTTCCCCAACGAGAGCGCCTACGACGTCCTGCTGCTCAACCCTGCCGGCGAGCGCGAGTACTACCTCGAAGGCACAATCCTTGCAGCTGAAGGCTACACATCTGTGTCATGACCTTCATAAACGTCACCACAACTCAAGCAGAGATCACGATCACCGAAGAAAACGGTGCGATCACTGCGATCACGACACCCGCGAGCCCGGGGGTCATCACTGCCTACACCGAAGGCCCCCAAGGCGCTCCCGGCGCTGCCATCGCCTCCATCGGCCAAATCCCTGACGTCGACACGAGCGCGGTGACCGACGGCTCGGTCCTTGTCTACGACAGCTCCAGCTCCAAGTTCAAAGCAAACAACGTCTGGACGACCTCAACACTTTCGGATGGTGGCAACTTTTAGTCGCCCTACGTCTCCAAACAGCGGCGATAACTTAGGGCAATGCTCTTCCGCCGGTAGATGGCCAACACTCTGAGGATCAAGCGCCGCGCCAGCGGCTCTCCCGGCGCCCCTACCTCGCTCGCCAACGCCGAGCTCGCTTACAACGAGGTCGATGACGTCCTCTACTACGGCAAGGGCACCGGCGGCGCCGGCGGAACAGCAACCACCATCCCTGCAATCGCCGGCGCAGGTGCCTACCTCACGCTGAGCACGGCTCAGACAGTCAGCGGAAACAAGACCTTCACCGGGGACGTAATCGTCCCCACCCAGCTAACTGCCGACAGCAGCACCAAGGCAGCCAGCACCGCCTTCGTGAAGGCGCAGAACTACCTCACCGGCAACCAAACAATCACCTTCACCGGTGGCGCGACCGGCTCGGGTACGACCTCGGTTGCTCTGACCCTGGCGAACAGCGGTGTCACCGCCGGCACCTACACCAAGATCACCTTCAACGCGAAGGGCCTGGCCACCTCCGGCACCACCCTGGCTGCCAGCGACATCCCAACGCTGACCGCCGCCAAGATCAGCGACTTCGACACCCAGGTCCGCACCAACCGCCTGGATCAGCTGACCGCGCCCACCGCGGATGTCACGCTCAACAGCCGCAAGATCACCAACCTGGCGGACCCCACCGGGGCCCAAGACGCCGCCACCAAGGCATACGTCGACGCCACCAAGCAGGGCCTCGACGTCAAGGACTCCTGCCGCGCCGCCACCACAGCCAACATCACGCTGAACGGCACCCAGACCGTCGACGGCATCGCACTGAGCGCCGGCGACCGTGTCCTGGTGAAGAACCAGACCACCGCCTCCGAGAACGGCCTCTACACCGTTGTCTCCGGTGGCGCCTGGACCCGCACCACTGACGCCGATACCTCGGCAAAGGTGACCTCAGGCATGTTCACCTTCGTCGAGGCCGGCACCACCAACGCCGACTCCGGCTGGGTCCTGACCACCGACGGCACAATCACCCTCGGCACCACCGCCCTCGCCTTCACCCAGTTCTCGGGTGCCGGCCAAATCACCGCCGGCGCAGGTCTGACCAAGACCGGCAACACCCTCGACGTCGTCACTGCGAGCGCGACCCGCATCGTCGTCAACGCCGACTCGATTGACCTGGCTACAACCGGCATAACCGCCGGCACCTACATCTCGACCACGGTCGATGCGTACGGCCGCATCACCGCCGGCACCAACCCCACAACCCTGTCTGGCTACGGCATCGTCGATGCCCAGCCTCTCGACGCCACGCTGACCGCCCTGGCCGGCGTCACCACGAGCGCGAACCAGCTCATCTACGCCACTGGCTCCGACGCCTTCACCACCACGAGCCTGACCGCCTTCGGCCGCAGCATCCTCGACGACGCCGACGCCACCGCAGGGCGCACCACCCTGGGCCTCGGCACCATCGCCACACAAAACGCCAACAACGTGGCCATCACCGGTGGGACGATCGACAACATCGACCTCGACGGCGGCGTCTTCTAAAGCGCTCCGCCGTCTGTCCAGC